GAGGGAGACGGTGACAAAAAGGGCAAAGGCAAGCGTCCTAAGATGAGTGACGAGGAGCGTGAGCGTGTACGTCAGGAAGTCAAGCAGGCTATTCTCAATGCCGCACAATCAGCCGAAGCAGGCAGTTTGCCTAAAGGTGTTGAACGCCTGATCAAGCAACATACTAATCCAGTCATGCCCTGGCGTGAACTGATTCAGACTAATTTGACTAGTGCTATTCGCACTGACTTTAGTTGGATGCGCCCTTCACGCCGTAGTTGGCACATGGATGCTATCATGCCCGGCATGACGCCCGGTGAAGAAATTGATGTTACTATTGCTATCGATATGTCAGGTAGTATTGGTAATGATCAGGCTCAGGCATTCTTGGGTGAGATTGCAGGTATGATGGCGGCATTCGATGGATACAAGGTCCATGTGTTCTGCTTTGATACTGATATCTATAATCCTGCTAACTTTACTAGTGAGAATATGGATACGATTGATAGTTACGAACCAGTTGGTGGTGGTGGTACTGACTTCGATGCTATCTTTGAATATCTCAAGCGTGAAGCAATTGAGCCTAAGCGATTGATTGTTTTCACTGACGGTTATCCTTGCGGTTCGTGGGGTGACGCAAACTATTGCGACACTACGTGGATCATTCATGGTGACCCCGATCCGAATCCCCCATTCGGTACTTTTGCAATTTACAATGATCATAAACGGGGTTGAAGAGATTGTAATATACGAATCTCCTGATGGAGGTAAAACGGTCTACTCCCGTAAAATGGGAGAGACCGTACGTACATTACATCATATTGATCCAGCATATAAAAAAGAGCAAGAGTTAAATAGGCGTTGGGCTAATCTCAAAGAAGCCGTGTTCATGGCTGATGATGACCCAACTATCAATGACGCATTAGAGAAATTGGAGATGGTATATGCCCTCAAGAAAAAAGAAGTTAAATAACTTTTTGGTTGTTTGGGACATGCTAGGTCTTGAAAGCATTTTTAGTGTTGATGATGCACTAAATGAAGTAGAGAGATATGAAAAAGACAAGACTTGGAAAATACTAAAGAATGAGCCTGCAGGGAAGGCCCCAAATCCTATCCCACTTCAAATGTTGATAATGCGGGCTAGATACAATACTCAACGTAGTTATGAAATTTATACCTTTAGCACTGACATGACTATGAATCAGGTTCGTGAGGTATTTGCTGTCACACCACAACCCATTGTAGAATGGATACGTGAGAACGGTAATAAGATTTATAGTGATTACGTTAAGCAAGAAAAGAAATTTATTGTGTGAGGCGAAGTGTCCGATTACCAAGTAAACATATACACATGGCACATGGAACGGGAAGTTAAAAACTTCCCTCGCCATTTTGTGGTAACCAAAACGCCCATTACACAAGAATCCAAACAATGGATTTTGGAAACATTACAGGGTAGATTCTGCATAGTCAGTTCATTAGAAATTGAAGATAAAATGATGTTAGGGTTTCCTACTGAAATACCTGCATTTGAAGATCCGCAAGAAGCAACGTTCTATGAATTGAAGTGGTCCTAAATATTTTTTAGCACCTATCTATCCTGTTAAATAATAACATAAACAGGAGAAAACAATATGAGTTTTTTAAGACACGTAGGTAAACACGGTGACCGTAAAGTAGCGGTTATCTTCCGTGAAGTGCCAGGTGAACCTCATATGTGTTTGGTTGCGTATACAGAAATTCTTAACCAACACATTCATGATCCGCTCATCAAATGCATAGAAAGTGACATTGGTCAGAATAGCGAAAATTTAGCAGATGCACTAAATCGCACACATACAAAGGATGGTCACATCATTCTTCAAAAGTTACACTCAGAAGGAATGTTGAAGAAAGTCAATACTGAATTAATCGTTATGACCCCTGCCCCTAACGTCAAAATTAAGTTGAATGAACTTAACAAGATTCTTGATGAAATGAAAATGGGTGAAGAGGCAACACGTAAACTTGCTGAGATGGATGCAAGTTTAGGTATGCAGGATGCCGCACAAGTTGCAAGACGTATGCGTGGTGACAAACTACCTGAACAGTTAAAAGAAAATAAAGCACCACAACGAGCACCTGTACAAACAGCAGGAGCAGTTGATGCGCTAGGTGACTCACAGTTAGCAAATAACTTGCGTCAACAAGCAGAAAGAATGAGCCGTGAAGCAAAAGGCTTGATGGCTGAAGCAGATCGTTTATTGAAGGAAGCGGCTGCTATGGATCCGGTAAAACCAGTAAAGGAGAAAACTTCCGTAACCTTAGACACTAAAAAAGTAAAGTCAACTAGGGCCAAGAAAGTAAATGTCACCTGAATTTGTCGCAAAGTGGGAACACATTCTTGAAGATGTTGAGAAGCAGAAAATCCCTATACAGTTTATTAAAAAGTTAATAATCAAGTTACAGGGAAAAAAGCAACAAACTATCAACATCTCAAGAATGTTGGAGCAGGGTTTAGAACCCGAGCAAATAGAAGAAGCAGTAAGTCGCAAGTTATTTGAATTAGACGAGCAAGTTGTAAGTGTAGAATTTGTCTTAAATGTTCAAAGTATTGCGGAAACCGTTCAACCAGAAACGGACCGTCTACTGAATAAACTATGAAACTCATATTGGCCTGTGATCCTAAAGGTGGGATCGGATATAAAAACAAATTGCCTTGGAATAAAATCCAAGGCGATTTGCCAAGATTCAAACGTCTTACTGATGACTGTATTATTGTCATGGGGCGTAAGACTTGGGAAAGTCTCCCAGTTAAACCTTTACCAAACAGGACCAATCTTATCATTACATCGCAAGTGATGACCAAACTTCCATATGATGCATTCACTACAATGACAATTGATGATATTACTGATGATGCATGGATGATTGGTGGTGCCCAATTAGTCAATAGTAGTTGGCACAAAATACACGAAGTACATTTAACCAGGGTGTATACCGAATACACTTGCGATACATTTATTGATTTGTTATACTTAGAGAATAATTTTGTTCAGACTTACAATGAAGTATTTCCTGACCATGAATATCAAATTTGGAAACGAAAATGAAGCAATACCATGATCTGTTAGAAGATATATTAAAGAACGGAGAGGTTAAGGATGATAGAACTGGCGTGGGCACTATTAGTGTTTTTGGTCGTCACCTTCGTTTTGATCTTAATTCCGGTTTTCCAGCAATCACTACAAAGAAGTTGGCTTGGAAGGCTTGTGTGGGCGAGTTACTTTGGTTTATTGAAGGTAGTAACGATGAACGTAGGCTTGCGGAAATTACGCACGGCACGAAAGAAGGCACAGTCACAATTTGGACGCCGAATGCGTTAGCACCCTATTGGAAACAAAAAGCAAAGTTTGATGGTGATCTAGGCCGTGTATATGGTGTACAGTGGCGTCATTGGAACAAATATGTAGAAGAAATGGATTACGGTCCTGCACATAAAGGTGGCAATCGTTTAGCAGTTGACCGAATAGAAGTGGACCAACTAATGAATCTAATTGAAGGTCTCAAAAAAGATCCAAATGGGCGTAGGCATATTCTTAGTGCGTGGAACGTTGCTGAACTGGATCAAATGGCATTACCTCCGTGTCATGTAATGAGCCAATTTTATGTCAACAAAGATAAAAAACTATCTTGTCATATGTACCAGCGCAGTGTGGATGTGTTTCTTGGTTTACCTTTTAACATTGCTAGTTATGCGTTACTCACTCATTTGATTGCACAAGTATGTGACTTGCGTGTAGGTGAATTAATTATTAGTACGGGTGATACACATATCTATAATGATCATATTGAACAAGTCAAAGAACAACTAACTAGAGATATACTAGCCGCTCCTGCATTAGCATTGAATCCTGAAATTAAAGACATTACTAAGTTTACAATGAAGGATATCAATTTATTGAATTACACTTCACATGGTCAAATTAAAGCAAACATGGCTGTATGATTGAATATAATTTTGATGGCGAGAATATGCTAAACGTTAGTGCTAAACGTTGGTATGATGTGCGAGAACAAATGACAAAGACGTTTGGTCCTAACTTAGATTGCATTGAAATTGGTTCATGGGAAGGTAGGTCCGCCATATACATAGCAGACAACATTATGGGGGATGGTAAACTAACGTTGATAGATTTAGGTGTCAAAATGAAAACGTTGTATAAAAATTTACAACAACATCCTAAGAGTAAAAATTTTGAATTTTTATTTGGAGACTCATTTGATATATTGGCTAAACTGACGGATAAAAAAGAAGCATATCATTTTATCTTTATTGACGGTAGCAAATATAGTTGTGATAATCTTTATACACTATTAGTCGCAGAGAGATTATTAAAAAAAGGTGGATTCATTATTGTAGATGATTATCGTTGGAACAGAAATAGTGAAAAGAATGCAAAGAATACTCCTAAATTAGGAGTCGATTTGTTTTTAAAAACAACATTACTTTGCGAGCCGTATGATTTAACAGGGTACCAAGCAATTATCATGAAAACAAAAGATAATAAATTAATTAAGGTCAATAATACCGTATGAAAAAACTTGTAGTCCATAGTATTAAAATGGGTGATGTAGAAGATCCGGATCTATTTGTCGCCGAACCTATATGGCAGTGGCAACAAACAGAAGCAGGTAAGTACATTATGGAGAACAGCGTTCAACAACCAGAATGGCATAGGAGTGCTGATCCTACTACGTATGGATATCGCTATGATATAGTTGCTTATCTAGAGGATAAGTCATTAACTTATTGGAAATTAAAATATGAGTAAGATATTAGTAACAGGTGGATTAGGTCTTATAGGCCACCATGTAGTTCAACTATTAGAAAACTTAGGACATGATGTAATCATCACAGATACGCAAACTAATTATGGAATCATTCCTCAAGATGAGATTGATTACTTAATGAAAGAACGTAGGAAGAAAATCAAAAAAGCATTGATTTACAAATTTGATATTTGTGACCAAAAAAATTTAGATTGGTTATTTGCCGCAAACAAGTTTGATATCGTCATACACATGGCAAGTTTCCCAAGACAGAAAGTTGTCAACGCTAATCCAATAATTGGTAGTCGTGTGATGAGTGAAGGATTACTCAATTTATGTGAGTTAAGCAAAAAATACAATGTAAAGAAATTTGTTTACATAAGTAGTAGTATGGTATACGGGACATTCCCCGATGATGTGACCGAGGATTATAATTGCAAGCCTCAAGGTCAATATGGAATTTTAAAACTTGCAGGAGAACACCTTGTTAAAGATTACGCACGTAGAGGCAGTTTTAGTTATGTTGTTATTCGTCCTAGCGCAGTATACGGGCCTCTTGATGTGGAAGATAGAGTTATTGCAAAATTTATGCTCACTGCAATGCGAGGTGGAATGCTCAAGGTCAACGGAGCAGGAGAGACTCTTGACTTCACCTATGTTGAAGATGCCGCAAGAGGAATCGTCAATGCCTCACTTAGTACAAACACAGACAACAAAATCTACAATATAACAAAAAGCCATAGTAGAAGTTTATTGTATGCTGCCCAACTAGCGGTTAAGATTGTAGGTAAGGGTACTATTGATGTTAAAGATCGTGACTTAGATTTCCCTAGTCGAGGCGCATTAAACATTGAAGCAGCCAAACGTGACTTTGGTTATGATCCACAAGTTGATGTAGAAGAAGGTTTTCAAAAATATTATGAATGGCTCAGCAATAGCCCATTTTGGCTTAGCAAGACAGTATCGCAATCTTAAAGAAGAATTACTAGACGCAACTAATCAAGCATTGAAAGAGGGCTGCCTTATGAGCGGCCCTTTTACCAATAAGTTTGAAACTTGGTTAGCATTAAAGACGGGTACGGATTTTGCAGTAACCGTACATAGTGGCACACAGGCATTAGAAATCATAGCATTGTTTGTAAGATCACAGTGGTTCATCACAATGCGTTCAGAACTAAAACCTAGCGTCTATATCCCTAACATAACTTACCCTGCTACATTAAATGCATTTATAAATGCTGATTGGGATATTGAACTAGTCGATACCGACAAGAATGGACTAATCAATCAAGAACACATAGACAGGTTGCAAATGTTTTCATACATATGTATGGTAGGGCTTTATGGTGCTAGAACACCTGATGCTACTTCTAATCATATTGTTGACGGTGCGCAACATTGGCTGATAGCAGACAAGAACACAATGGGCATTGGTATGGCTATCAGTTTTGATCCTACTAAGAATTTACCTGCTAGTGGTAATGGCGGTGCTATTGTTACTAATGATAGAGAACTATATGAGTTTGCGTATAACTATCGTAGCAACGGTAAACCTGATTGGCATCAAATGTCAGGAACTAATAGCAGAATGAGTGAACTAGATTGCGCACATTTATTAGTACGTTCAAGACACCTTGACAATTGGCAATGGCGTAGGAAGCAAATCAGATATTATTATCTGGAACAATTTAAGAATTTACCCATACATTGTTTAAGCAGAGATTTTCAAGTACATGCGGATCAAAAGTTTGTGATTTATACAGACCGTAGGGATGACCTACACGAACATTTGAAAAAACATAATATAGAATCTAAAGTACATTATACACACGCACTAAGTGAGTTACCAATATCAACGCACCTCAAAAAACCCGACATGGTTAGCACCAGCGTTATGTTAACTAGGGGCGTATTAAGTCTACCCATTTATCCAGAATTGACCGACGGGGAAGTAGAGTACATTTCCTCCGTAGTGCGCCAATTCTACGATAAATAAGTTTATGTGGATCTTTACAATCGCCCCCGAATGGGTCATACATCTTATATTTTCAGTAGGATTACTAGGAGTAATCGCAGGATTTGTATTGGGTTTCATACCCTTTATTAATAGATATCTACTGCCCATTAAAATAATCAGTCTGATTGTGTTTGCTTTTGGCCTATATCTTGAGGGCGGATTGGCAGACAATAAAGAATGGCAACTTAAGATAAAAGAAGTTGAAGCACAAGTTGCTAAAGCAGAGGCCGAGGCTGCAAAAGCGAATACTGAGTTGCAGGCAGCATTAACAAATAAAACTGACGTAATTAAGCAAAAAGGCGAAACGATTGTAAAATATGTAGATAGATATAGAGATAGAGAAGTTTTAAAAACTATAGAAGGACCTGAAAGAGTTAGAGTCGAAGAAGTTATCAAATATGTAGAAACTTGCCCTGTCCCCAAAGAACTTATAGACATTCACAATCAGGCTGCAGGAATGAATAAAGGGGATAAGAAATGAGATTTATCCTAGCATTATCGTTAGTAGTTATATTGTCAGGGTGCAGTTTGTTTAGACAGCCGGTACCTGTAGTTCCTAAATTCCCAGAGGCTACACCCGAATTACTAAAGAAATGTGAAGAATTAAGAAAAGTAGAAGGTGATCAAGTACTGATTACTGAACTATTAAGAGCCGTTGTGTATAACTACTCATTGTATTATCAGTGTTCAACCAAGGTAGAGGGTTGGCAAGAGTGGTATGAAACACAAAAGAAAATATATGAAAACATTAAATGAGGCGTAACATGAAAACAATAATAGTAGCAGTTATTGCGTTGGGATTAGCCGGCTGTGCAACTGCAAATAAAGAACAGTTATACTACGATGCTAGCAAAGCAATCAGTAAAGATTTAACAGTAGCGCAATCAGCATGCTGGGGTGCTATAGGCGAGATTGCAAAGGGAGCAAGCGACAGTGTTAAAATCAACGCTATTGCACTTGCTGAAAAGTGCAAAAACGATCCAGTAAAAGTAACTCCTCCTAAAAAGAACTGGTTTGGTTTCTAAGTCTTATACTGATAAATACAGTATAACTTTGGAATATTGATATGGCAACACAGCAAATAATTAATATAGGTACATTACCTAATGACGGCGAAGGTGATCCGTTACGTGTTGCCTTTGGCAAAATTAACAATAATTTTAGTAATCTTTTTGCTACATTTGTCAATACAAGCAATACATACAGTACTGGTAATACTCCCGGCCAAGTTATATTTGAAACACCTGTAAGTGGATTTACTAATGGTGTCTTTATTATTAGATCCAATGATCCAGGTACGGATGATGCTCAGAACGTAACATTATCTGCACAAATAAATGCATCAGGTACAGACGTTAAATTTACAGGATATGCAACTACATTTACTGGTAACTCAATATGCAACTATGACATGGACGTTTTTGGCTCTAACGTGCGTGTTTTAGTTAACCCTTATACTACAGCATCACTATTTCATTTTATATCTTCACAGATAATGTATGTTGGTGATCCTATCCCAGGACTAGACATTCAATTAGACGGCTATCCAATTGGCCAAGTTATGTCAACTGAGAATGATTATAACATTACTACAGAAGATTAATATGAGAGCAAAAGAGTTTATCACTGAGCAAAAATTAAGTGATGCACATGATGGATTAGATATAGCATCTAAATCCTTACCTAACACTTATGTAATTCCCGAATTGAAAAACAATGACTTCTATGATTTATATCGATTTGGGGTCGCTATTGCAGCCGTTCGTGGCGAACAGGGAAATGGTGATGGTGTACATGATGGAAATGAGCCTGAATTCAGAGCAACTAGTTTATGGGGTGAACAACAAGTTGTAAGCAGTTTTGATCCTAATGTAGGTAAAGTAATTGACAAAGCATTAGCAAAAGTTAATAAACACGGTAAGAAACTAGTAAGCACAGCCAGTAGTGATGAAATGGATGATACTTTAACTGCATCTCCTATGAAGCCCTTTAAAGGATATAAAAAATGAGGGCTAAAGAGTTTATTATAGAACGTACTATAGGTCATCCTACAAAACGCCAACGTTTTGCTACCAGAGGGTTACATAAGTTTCGTGATCCGGGTGGGTATGACAGAACATACGAACTAAATCGTATTATGATGGCTACTGCTTGTGCAGATGGTACTACTCCTTTAGAATTAGATGCCGAAACATGGAGTGGTAGATATAATACTGCGCACCCATATACTGATGTAGAACATAAAATGCTAAAGCAGGCCTTTAAGGCAGTGGGTAGTGACACAACAGACTTAAACCACGGTGATTTGAATAGTGATGAATTACCCGGCACTAATATTCAAAGTCCAATAAAGCCATTTAAAGGGTACAAGAAAAAATAAATTTGCTGGTTTCAGAGAATAAGTATTGACATAACAGTACAGGATTCTCATGCAAAATTTAATTGATATCAATAACACACTTGATTTAGTAAAACTTAAGTTTTATAACGAGTGGCTTTATACAGCCCATATCTACGATGAGGGTGATAGCCCTTTTCATAAGCAATTAACCGCTGAAGTTGTAACGTCATATATTGACCCATTAAATCTCTCAAAAAATTCTAAGATATTAGATTTAGGTTGCGGCCCAGGCTACTTCCTAGATGAGATGAAACAACGCGGATATACTGATGTAACAGGAGTTACACTAAGTCCCGGTGATGTTAAATTGTGTGAAGATAAGGGTCACACCATCAAACGCTATGACTTAAGTTTTATACCACAAAAAGATGGATACTATGATGAAAGTGTAGACTTCATTTTCTTACGTCATGCACTAGAACATAGTCCATATCCAATCTTTAGTTTAATGGAATACAATCGTATCCTTAAGCAGGGTGGACGAATTTATATTGAAGTACCCGCTCCTGATTGCGATAGAATGCATGAGTTTAATTTAAATCACTATAGCATTTTAGGACAAAATCAGTTGGCTGCATTATTGACACGAACAGGATTCAATATTGAGAAGTTTAATAATCTAGAGTTTGATTTGAGCGTGCCTGACAAAGACGGTAATCCAAAAAATGTTAGAGAAAAATATTATTGCATACTAGCAGTAAAGCAAAGACCTCTAGATATTAAATGATAGATTTTAAAAATCTATTTGTAATCTATCCCCCCGCATGCGGGGGTAACCATATAGCAAACTTAATCAGTTTGCATCCAACATTTAATCCTAAATATGTTTGGGAAGATGAATACGAAGAGGCTATGTATTTTAATTACGTGAGTATTCATGCTCAACGTAGGGATCATTCTGCTAATTCACTAAACGTACATTTTGACGTAAATCAAAAGCACATCAACGACTACGATAAAGATGATATTTGGTTAAGTCAGATGTTATCAAATGATAAAAATAATGTGTTTACTGGGCATTATACAAATTTTCATAATTTATTCAGTAACGGATTGTTAGATAAATTTGCACCATATGCCGGAATCATATTAACTGAACCTAATATTGGTTCTATTCCTTATGTGCGAAATGAAAATAGCAATTTTAACGAAAGTAATCCTTATAAGGAATATAGTTTACCCTCTAGATTTCCACCCTCATCAACTACCGACTTTAAATCAATAGACTTTATTACAGAGGATAATGGATTTGTATTTAAGTCTGAGGATCTATTCACTATTGACGGGTTTAAGTTACTAAATCAAAAACTATTAGAGAATTTGGGGTTTAGTTTAGACACCAAACACGAAATACTGCATAAGTTTTGGTACGAACTTGTTACAGTAAAAGCATAAATACTCTAACTTAAAGAGTATATTATGGCTGAACCCAATCCAAGCAATGTAGCACCCTGGTATTTGCGCAATATTACGCAAGCCCTTGAACTCGACACCGCGTCTGGCAACGTATTTGTACGAACCAATGCTTCGGTAATAGGCAATGTTTCAATAGGAAATGTCGCTATAGGATCATTGGGTAATGTTGATATATCAGGTAATACATTACCAGTAACCGTATCAGGTGGCAATATCAATGCTAGTGTTACTGGTACAGTCACATCAACACTAAGCGGTAACCTCGCAGGTATCACTGGTAATGTCACAGTAGTAGATGGCGGTGGTAGTATCACAGTAGATGGTACGGTAAACATAGGCACTATGCCTAATGTCAACGCTACTGTGTCAGGCAATGTTGGTGTAAGTAGTTTTGGTAATATTGATATCACTGGCAACGCATTACCGATCACTGGTAATGTGAACGCAACATTAGATAGCAATGCCAATGTTATTATATCAGGATTTGGTGGTCAGACAGCAGATGCTTTCGGCAGATTGCGTGTAAGCAATCCATATACATTATTTGATACTCAAAACAGATATTACGATCACGAACAATACAGTTCAAGTACTTCAGGAACTGCCAATGTTGTCTATCAGGCAAACTCAAGTTCATTTATGTGTAATGTTGGTACCGCTTCAGGCGATAGCGTGTTGCGTGAAACAGTTAGAGTGTTCCCATATCAGCCAGGCAAGAGTTTATTAGTATTGTCATCATTTTGTTTCAATAGTCCTAAACCAAACCTAACACAGAGAACTGGTTTTTTTGATGCCGACAACGGTGTATTCTTTGAAGCCGTTGGTGCAACATTGAACATGGTCATACGCAGTAGCAGTACAGGTAGTATAGTTGAAGATAGAATACCACAAAGTAGTTGGAATGGTGACCCTCTTGATGGAACCGGACCAAGCGGTATCTCATTGGATGTTGCACTTACGCAAATTTGGTACGTTGATATTGAATGGTTAGGTGTTGGTAGCGTAAGAGTTGGCTTTGTCATCAATGGTCAGTATATCACTTGCCATACATTTAATCACGCTAACACACCAAATACAGGCACAACTGATAATACCACAACATATATGACAACTGCCACACTACCATTGCGTTGTGAGATCACTAACACAGGCACGACCGGCTCACCAAGCATGTTGCGTCAGATATGCGCAAGCGTTATCAGCGAAGGTGGTTTCCAGTTATCAGGTTCAGGTAATCCAAGAGCCGCATCACATCTAATAGGTACACCAGTAAGATTGCCTAACGATGCAAGTTTCAAACCTGTCATCGCTATCAGATTGAAATCTACTATGCTTGACGCTGTAGTAGTACCTATCAACTATACACTAGTACCAGTAGCACAAAGCCTGTTCCAGTATCGTATATACAAATATGCTGTGACAAGCGGTGGTGCTTGGGTAGATAGCGCGGCAGATAGCGCAGTACAATATAATCTTGCTCCAACTACTTTAGTCAGTGGTGATATCGTTGAGCAATCATTCATCAATAGCACTAATCAAAGCAGTGGTGCGCCAACACAAGAAGTTTTCACATTCACATATCAACTTGAGCGTGAACCATTTACAGGCACACCATATGAGTATGTCATCACTATGGCAACAACTGGTACTAACCAAGATGTTTACGCAAGTATTGAATGGCAAGAAATGTCATAATGCATGAAAAATTTGTTTATACTATACCCCGGTGGTT